AAATGACACAAGCAACAAAAGACCTCCTAAAGGAGGCGGAACCGATTTTCGCTAGACTTCTTGAATTTGAGGCAAGTCCAAGGTCTTTGCCAGATGTACTAGAAATGCTCGACAATCTTGAGCCTCCCGCGTCTTGGATACTAGAACTTCCCTCCGCAATCAAGGAAGGAACTTACAAGACTATACCCTTAGACCTAATGGAGGCCGCTGCAAGGCGTATATTTGGCCAAGAATCGCTTATCTCAAGAGAAAGTGATCCAATCATCGTTCAAGATAAAAACGGCAGATTTTCGGTTACAATAACCCTAGCCTACAAGATTAGTGGCGACTTTGGGTTCCTGCATCTTATCGGAGTGGCTACCGTGACTTCCCCGAACATACAAGGACTAGAGTTAGCTACCCCAAAAGCAGAGTCAATGGCAGTAAAAAACGCCTTAAAGAAGCTAGGAGGACTCTTTGGCAAGTACTTAAATAGGATAGAAGAAGAGGAAATCATAGAAGAGCCACAAATGAACCTGCAAGAAAAGATGGATTCGTTTCCTGAAACCCTAAAAAAGGTCGAAACGCTTGAAGACTTAAAAACATTTAGAAAATTAGTGTACTCTAAGAGTATTTCCCACGAAGTACAGGCAATTTATGAAGAAAAGTTCCGTCAGCTTAAGGGTAAATAACCTAATTTCCAAAAAAACACATACTTAATTTTAAAAAAAACAATATGAATTGGGATAATTTACTCGTAAGATGCTCTTGTCTTGGTAAAATTATGACACCCGGAAAGGGTACGGTGCTTACCGAAAAGCAGGCCGAGGAGCTTGACCGTCTATCAGGACTTCCCCAGCGCACAGAAAAACAAGAACTCACCTACCAGACACTACTGACTAAGAAAAACGCACCACCCGAACTATCCGATACCGCAAAGAGCTACCTCAAAGAGCTTTATGTATTCCATAAGTACGGAAAGGAAACCGTTGGAGGATCTGAAAGGTCAAAATACACCATGAAAGGAGTTTCGGTTGAGGACAATAGTATAAAACTTCTGAATAGACTTGATAATTCGTACTATTCCAAGAATCAGGACTACTTTACCAACGAATTTATATGCGGCACACCCGATATCGTTGCCACGATTTCCCCCGACACCAAGAAAATCATAGACATAAAGTCCTCTTGGGATGGAGCAAGCCTACTATCTAAGATAGGAAACCCGCTCGACTCAAACTATTACTACCAAGTTCAAGGGTATATGGCATTAACAGGAGCTACGGAAGCAGAAATCGCCTACTGCTTAGTGTCAATGCCTGATGAAATCATAAATTCCGAGAAAAAACGCATCTTTTACTTAATGAATCCGGCAACTGAGCAGAACCCAGAGTACCTCGAAGCTATAGACAAGCTGGAAAACAATATGATTTTTGACGAAATCCCTGAAGAAGAAAGGGTTGTACGCTTTAAGGTAGAAAGAGACGACTCTGTAATAGAAAGAATCTACGAAAGAGTTCGTACTTGCAGGCTATGGCTTGCTGATTTTGAAAAAATACATACTGGACTTAATAAAAAATAGCACCGTGTCTTCCCGGACGAAAAGAAAAATAACACTAAACATTACTCCCCAAACTCACGTTAGGGCTACCCAAAACGATAGTATATTCTTCCGTATACCAAGAGAGAAGCTACGCCCTGCCGGACTCAAAAGACTTCTTCGGTTAGAAAAGTATAACCAATATAAGGTAGACCTTCTTGCCGAAGCTAAGAGAAAAAGTTTTGAGCTTCCTCCATCAGGGCTTTCCGTTACCTTTTACATACCTGTACCACAAAGCTGGTCGCAAAAAAAGAAAACAGCGCATCACGGATTACTTCATCAGTCAAAGCCGGATCTTGACAACTGCGCAAAAGCTTTTTTCGATGGTCTTGTTGCCGAAGATAAATTCATTGCCAACATCACTCTCACCAAAAGATGGGTTGACTTCCCCGAAGGCTGGATTGAGTGCGCCTACGAGGAGGTTGAGATGAAAGAAGAGCTTATTCAAGTCCCGCTCAAAGAGTAGTTTTTTTTAATTGCGCTACTTAACATAATATTTATTATAGGAAATAGTGCCTTTGTCTACGAAACTTTTCGTATATACCTTGTTTGCCAAAGGGATGAATCCGCTTTTGTGAGTATATTAATACTCAAAATGCTTGATATTGATTTTCAATATGATTACGAAAGATTTATTAGTTGTAACTTATTGATTGTCAACCTGTTATATTGCATGCAATATAACAGGTTGACAATCAATAAGTTACAACTAATAAATCTTTCGTAATCATATTGAAAATCAATATCAAGCATTTTGAGTATTAATATACTCACAAAAGCGGATTCATCCCTTTGGCAAACAAGGTATATACGAAAAGTTTCGTAGACAAAGGCACTATTTCCTATAATAAATATTATGTTAAGTAGCGCAATTAAAAAAAACTACTCTTTGAGCGGGACTTGAATAAGCTCTTCTTTCATCTCAACCTCCTCGTAGGCGCACTCAATCCAGCCTTCGGGGAAGTCAACCCATCTTTTGGTGAGAGTGATGTTGGCAATGAATTTATCTTCGGCAACAAGACCATCGAAAAAAGCTTTTGCGCAGTTGTCAAGATCCGGCTTTGACTGATGAAGTAATCCGTGATGCGCTGTTTTCTTTTTTTGCGACCAGCTTTGTGGTACAGGTATGTAAAAGGTAACGGAAAGCCCTGATGGAGGAAGCTCAAAACTTTTTCTCTTAGCTTCGGCAAGAAGGTCTACCTTATATTGGTTATACTTTTCTAACCGAAGAAGTCTTTTGAGTCCGGCAGGGCGTAGCTTCTCTCTTGGTATACGGAAGAATATACTATCGTTTTGGGTAGCCCTAACGTGAGTTTGGGGAGTAATGTTTAGTGTTATTTTTCTTTTCGTCCGGGAAGACACGGTGCTATTTTTTATTAAGTCCAGTATGTATTTTTTCAAAATCAGCAAGCCATAGCCTGCAAGTACGAACTCTTTCGTAGATTCTTTCTATTACAGAGTCGTCTCTTTCTACCTTAAAGCGTACAACCCTTTCTTCTTCAGGGATTTCGTCAAAAATCATATTGTTTTCCAGCTTGTCTATAGCTTCGAGGTACTCTGGGTTCTGCTCAGTTGCCGGATTCATTAAGTAAAAGATGCGTTTTTTCTCGGAATTTATGATTTCATCAGGCATTGACACTAAGCAGTAGGCGATTTCTGCTTCCGTAGCTCCTGTTAATGCCATATACCCTTGAACTTGGTAGTAATAGTTTGAGTCGAGCGGGTTTCCTATCTTAGATAGTAGGCTTGCTCCATCCCAAGAGGACTTTATGTCTATGATTTTCTTGGTGTCGGGGGAAATCGTGGCAACGATATCGGGTGTGCCGCATATAAATTCGTTGGTAAAGTAGTCCTGATTCTTGGAATAGTACGAATTATCAAGTCTATTCAGAAGTTTTATACTATTGTCCTCAACCGAAACTCCTTTCATGGTGTATTTTGACCTTTCAGATCCTCCAACGGTTTCCTTTCCGTACTTATGGAATACATAAAGCTCTTTGAGGTAGCTCTTTGCGGTATCGGATAGTTCGGGTGGTGCGTTTTTCTTAGTCAGTAGTGTCTGGTAGGTGAGTTCTTGTTTTTCTGTGCGCTGGGGAAGTCCTGATAGACGGTCAAGCTCCTCGGCCTGCTTTTCGGTAAGCACCGTACCCTTTCCGGGTGTCATAATTTTACCAAGACAAGAGCATCTTACGAGTAAATTATCCCAATTCATATTGTTTTTTTTAAAATTAAGTATGTGTTTTTTTGGAAATTAGGTTATTTACCCTTAAGCTGACGGAACTTTTCTTCATAAATTGCCTGTACTTCGTGGGAAATACTCTTAGAGTACACTAATTTTCTAAATGTTTTTAAGTCTTCAAGCGTTTCGACCTTTTTTAGGGTTTCAGGAAACGAATCCATCTTTTCTTGCAGGTTCATTTGTGGCTCTTCTATGATTTCCTCTTCTTCTATCCTATTTAAGTACTTGCCAAAGAGTCCTCCTAGCTTCTTTAAGGCGTTTTTTACTGCCATTGACTCTGCTTTTGGGGTAGCTAACTCTAGTCCTTGTATGTTCGGGGAAGTCACGGTAGCCACTCCGATAAGATGCAGGAACCCAAAGTCGCCACTAATCTTGTAGGCTAGGGTTATTGTAACCGAAAATCTGCCGTTTTTATCTTGAACGATGATTGGATCACTTTCTCTTGAGATAAGCGATTCTTGGCCAAATATACGCCTTGCAGCGGCCTCCATTAGGTCTAAGGGTATAGTCTTGTAAGTTCCTTCCTTGATTGCGGAGGGAAGTTCTAGTATCCAAGACGCGGGAGGCTCAAGATTGTCGAGCATTTCTAGTACATCTGGCAAAGACCTTGGACTTGCCTCAAATTCAAGAAGTCTAGCGAAAATCGGTTCCGCCTCCTTTAGGAGGTCTTTTGTTGCTTGTGTCATTT